GTCCAAGAACCGCCGCATCAACAAGATCGCCGTGAGCTTCGAGCTTTCCGGCAATGCCTTCTTCGGCTTCGTGCCGAGCGGCGAGTACATTCGCCCCCTGGTCGGCATGGCCGTCAATACCACGGCGCAGACCCGCCTCAATCCGACGGACAACTACCAGTTCCTGATGATGGGCGCCCTCGGGATCGAGATCCGTGCCGACTACAACGGCAAGTCCGGCGTCTTCTACTCCGTCGATCAGGACTGACTTGCTGATGGTCTCTATGAAGGGTCGGCCCGTTGGCCGGCCCTTTTTGTGAGATCACCCGCCACTAGGAAGGAAACCTCATGCGCGTGAAGATCACGAAGCCCGGCATCTTCGGTGCCAACGGCGAAATTCCCGTCGGCACCATTGCCATGGTCGCGAGCGAGCCGATCGGGTGGGCCGGTCGCTACGAGATCGTCGACGGTGCTGAACATGCCAGCGAAAAGGTCGAAATCACCAATCCCGTGAGCGGCCTCGAAGCCCTCGCCCTGGTCGATGGGAACTTCATGGCCTTCAAATCGGCGGCCAAGAAAGTCCTCGGCGATGCTACGCCCGACAAGAAGGACGAGATCGTTGCGGCGCTGATCAACGCGCTCAGCGACACCGACCTCAAGACCTATCTCGGGGCCAAGGGCGTGCAGGTCGCAGATGAGACGCGTGAGCAGCTCGTAGAACTGGCGAAGGCCGCCTAGGCGTACCGGCAGATGGCAGGATACGGCGATGACAGCGGCTTTGCGGCCTGGCTGAGCGAGAATGGCTACACGCTGCCGGAAGACGCCCCGGCAGCGGCGGTTCTGCGCCAGCGTGGCAGCGTTTACGTCGATGGCCAGTACGGCGGACGCTTTGTTGGTCTGCCCGCTGCCGGCTATGCCCAAGAGCGGCAGTGGCCCCGTGTCGGCGCTGTCGCAGGTGGTCAGCCGATCCCCAATGATGTCGTGCCCCCGGCGGTGATCAACGCCAGCTATGAGGCTGCGTTGCAGGAGGCCCGGGACCCGGCGAGCCTTTCGGTCATTGGTTCCTCGGCCGTGCGCGTAAAGCGCGAAAAGGTTGAGGGCGCGGTCGAGGTCGAATACCAATCCGCCTCCGCGGATCAGGACTTCGTGGCGAGCATCGCGCCAGTCATGACGATCATCGAGGGCATGCTGGTGCCCTATCTGCGCATGACTGAGCCCGGCCTGGGTCTCTGGGCAGTCTGATGGCCAAGCGCTTCGATTACGGCCGCATGGCGGGCACGGCTGCCCGCCTCCTCGATCGGTTCAATCAGGGCGTGATCACGCTGACGCGGCCAGGCGCCGAGACCGCCGGACCTAACCCATGGGACCCGCCGACCCGCGATGACGATCAGATATTCGTTCTGGCCGCCACTGTCGCGGCGGTCACGGTCGATCAAGCCAATGCGAAGTACATCGACGGAACCGTGATCACAACCGCGGACCTGGTTATCACCTGCGCCGTTCCGCCGGTGCTGCCCGCCATGACTGATATCGTCTCGGTCGACGGTCAGGTTCGCGCCATCAAGAAGATTGTGCAGGTGCCGGCGGCAGGTGTGCCGGTGGCCTTCAAGCTGTTCGTGCAGGGATAGAGTGGCAAGAGCATCTCAACTCCGGCGCATCCTTGCCGCGCTGCTCGATCAGCATGACGCCCTGATCCGTGACGCCTTCCTGCTGAGCATCGCGGGCATCCGATCGGAGATCACCCTCAAGCTCCTTGTCGAGCGGCTAGAGAAGGGCGACGTTGCGGGCGCTCTGGAGGCGCTGAACCTTGAGCGCGCCGCATTCGCCCGGCTGGACAACGCCATCGCGACGGCGTTCAACGCCGGAGGCACCGCAATGACTGGCCACATGCCGACGCTGCGGGATGCCTCGGGGCATCGTATCGTGGTCAGGTTCGACGCCCGCAACTTGCGTGCCGAGGAATGGCTGCGCGGACATAGTGCTACGGCGGTCACCCGGATCATCGAGGACCAGCGTGCGGGGCTCCGGGTGGCGCTCGAAAAGGGCATGGCCGCTGGTCGCAATCCGAACAGCGTAGCTCTTGATATCGCTGGGCGCCTCAACCGTGCTTCAGGGCGGCGGGAAGGCGGTCTGGTGGGCCTGACCACCCAGCAGACGGAATACTCCGCCAGTGCCCGCGATGAGCTCTTGTCTGGCGATGCGGCATTGATGCGGAACTACCTGGCGCGCGGTCGGCGAGACAAGCGCTTTGACCGATCGGTGACCAGGGCCATCAATGAGGGCAGGGCGCTCGATGCATCCACGGTTTCGCAGATCGTCGGCCGGTATTCGGATCGGCTGCTACAGCTCCGCGGCGAAATGATCGGCCGGACCGAAGCTCTCACCAGCCTGCACGCCGGCAAGTATGAGGGCTTCCTTCAGGGGCTCGACAAGACGAACTATCCGCCTGAGGCAGTGACGCGCACCTGGCGCTCGGCTGGCGACCACAAGGTCAGGCACACCCACGGGGCCATGAATGGTCAAGTGGTGCAGGGGCTCTCTGCGCCTTTCGTCTCCCCATCGGGGGCGACGCTACGATATCCCGGCGACACCGCGCTGGGCGCGGGGGCGGACGAAGTGGTCCACTGCCGGTGCGATACTGACATGGAAATCGACTTCAGCTGGGGCGTGACCTAATGGCGAGCTTCTCGGCGCAGGTGAGCGCTTGGACGGCCCAATCCGAGCAGCGGATTACGGCCGTGTTCAGGCAGTCGGCACAGGCAGTCGCCAGAGAGGTCAAGAAGCCCGTGGCGGCCGGCGGCAACATGAGGGTGAAGACCGGGTTCCTGCGGGCTTCACTGATGGCGTCGACAAGCCAGATGCCGAGTATCAATCCGGAGGCGAAACCCGCCACCGGCGCCGCTGACAACAGCTACAGCGAAGACCAGAACGTCACGCTGATCATTGCAGGCGCCGATATCGGCCAGACCATCTATCTGGGCTTCACGGCGGCTTACGCTCGCCCCCGCGAATATGAGGACGGGTTCGTGCGCCTCACTGCCCAGCGCTGGCCTCAGATCGTTGAGGAGTGTGCCCGCCTGATCAAATCGCGGGTGGCAGGTCGGGTTCGGTAGCTTGGTCGCCTTCCTTGAGGATGATCAACGCCCGCTGGAGCAGTTCTAGTTGGCGGATGGCTGTGGATAGCACTGCCTGGCCGTCCTTGGTCGCCACGGTGCGATGGCTGAAGCTCAGTAGCGCAGCGTGCAAGAGATCATAGACGTCGTCGTCGGTCAGGGCCGGATCGTCAGTCATTGGGGAGTTGTATCGCATGCCGGCCATTGAAACCAGCATTTGGCTCGCGCTTCGGGGCAGGGTGGAGACACTGGCGCTCAACCCGGCCCATCCCGTCGCCTGGCCTAACGAGGCGTTCACCGCGCCGGCTGGGGCCTATCTCAGGGTCACGCACCTGCCGAACCGCACCGAGCGCCTATTCCTCAAGGGCACCGATCCGCACTGGTACCGCGGCATCCTGCAGATCTCGGCGATGTATCCGCTCGCTGTGCTCAACGGCGAGACGGTTGCAAGAGAGATCGCGGGGCAGGCGGCCGCGCATTTCCCCGCCGGCCTATCCCTGACGTACGCCGACGTCCGCGTAGACATCACTGCGCGCCCGACCGTGGCGCAGGGCTTTCGAGATGACGCCAGCGCTCGATGGATGACGCCGGTGAGCGTGCCCTACGAGTGCTTTGCCTAACCCATCCCGGCCATCCGGGTTACAGCGCCGCCTCCGGGCGGCTTTTTCATGCCATTGAGAAGGAGAACCAGCGATGGCACGGACCAACAAGGACCGTAAGGCCTACATTTGCACCACGCCCCAGGCGGGCGTGCTCGATCAGGCGGGCTTCGAGGCCCTTGCCTGGGTCGAGATCGGCAATGTCGGCGCGATTGGTGAAAGCGGCACCCAGACCAACGTTGTCTCGTACGACGAGCTGGCCACCGACGTGACGCAGAAGGGCAAGGGCATCTCGAATGCCGGCGACCCGACCATCGAATGTGCACGCAACCCGACCGACACTGGCCAGGTCGCTCTGCGCGCTGCGGCCAAGACCAATTTCAACTACGCGTTCAAGTTCGAGGACAAGGACGCACCGGATGCGGATCACACCAATTCGATCTACTACAATCGGGGCCTCGTGACCGGTCCGACGCGGCCGAACGGCAGGAACGAGGACTTCATTCTCGAGGTCTTCACCCTGGCGCTCAATCAGCGCGAAATCGTCGTGGACCCCGTAGCGACGGTTGCCCCGACCAACACCCTGCTGCCCGCCATTGCCGGCATCGCCCAGGTCGGCCAGGTGCTCACCGCTCTGCCCGGCGAGTGGACCGGGGAGCCGTCCTTTGCCTACCAGTGGAAGCTGGCGGGCTCTGACATCCCTGGAGCGACTGGGAAGACTTACACGCCGGTCGTCGGCGACATCGGTTCGGACGTCGCGGTCGCAGTCACGGCCACCAACTCGGCCGGCACCCTCACCAAGACCAGCGGCGCGACTGCTGACGTCATCGCTGCATAAGGAGCCCTCATGGACATCTCGACCATCAAGCCCGATACCATCGACGTTCCGATCACGCATCCGGGCACCGGCGAGCCGACCGGCCTCATCATCAAGGCCGTGTCGCTGCAGGACGAGCGCGTCATGGCCGTCAAGCGCCGGCTCCAGAACAAGGCCCTGCGTGCCCGCAACAAGACCACCACGGCCGAGACCATCGAGGAGAACGGCAACGAACTCCTCATGGCCGCCATCGTCGGCTGGGAATGGGGCGGCGATTCCGACTGGAAGGGCAAGAAGCTCGAGTTCACGTCGGGCAACCTCAAGATCGTGCTGACCGAGGCGCCCTGGCTCGCCCAGCAGATCGACACTGCCCTCGCCGATGAAGCCGCTTTTTTTCAGAACTAGGGGAGGAATTGGCCGAGGCGGTCCGGGTCCTCGTCCGATACGACTTCCCCGATAAGGACGGCGAAACGCGCAGGGAACGGAACGCGCGTTTCGGCCAGGAGAGCCCGGCTGTGGAAGTGCCGCCGGTCGCGCAGTACCTCTGGGAATGGTTCTGGGACATCCGGCGCTCACAGCCGGCCGGGTTCAACGGCCCCAATCCCGTGACCAATGCCGAGTTGATGGCATGGGTCCAGCGGACCGGGCAGGTCGTCCGGCCCGAAGAGGCGGTCATCCTCATGGATATGGATGGTGCGCTGCTGACTGCGGCGGGAGGGGCAGACTAGCCCTCGCCGCCGGCCGCAAAGATCACTTTGTGCAGTTCTTCATGATCATCGTTTTCTGGACCGCCACTTGCTGCCCTTTCAGGCTTGCAATCTCAGGAGCGATGTTGTCACCAGATAGCGACGACGTGGGGATACCAATCAAGATCACGCCCCAGGTGTCGCCTGTCCGAGCCTTCTCCTGCTGAGCGGCGGCTGTCACATAGGCAGCATCCAAACGCTGCAGTTCTTCGCCGAGTTGCTTACAGGAGTACGATTGGTACGGAACCTCAGAGACATATGATGGCGCAATGGCCGACGGCGGCTTTGCACATCCAGACAATAAGAGAGCCGCAGCAGCTGCTGCCAACAGATAGACTTTCATGATTTCCCCCAAATCCGCACGAATGCACGTGGAGGATTTCAAGCAAATGAAAGAGCGACTGTCCAGCCTGAGATTTGACTATCGAACAACGATAGCGTTTCGAAGTGCTAAGGGGTTGGAGATGTAGTGAAGCCCCTCGATACCAGACCCTGTCCCACGAATAACGACCGAACCGAAGCCGAAAATTCGACCGAGGAGAGATTGGTCGACAAGGACGGACTCCACCTTCTCCATGTTCATCTCGGCCGTTTCTCGCCAAATCAGACCGCGCTTTTTGACCACACGGTAGTTAGTGACGGCGATCTCCGTTGTCACCTTCGCGAGCCACGCACGGAAGAGCGCGACCACACCGAGTATCAGCAGCACCGCTCCGATGAGCCGTGCACCAGTGAGGAGACCTCCCTCCAGAGGGAGCAGCATCACGATTAGGCCGATGGCTGCGACGCCAAGGCCGCGCAGGTAGACGATCCAGTGCATGTGGCCAACGTTCAACACTCTTTCGTTGGGCTGCAAGATGCTGTCGACGTAGCTCAATTGTTCATCCCGATCAGGTTCGCGCGGCGAAGCTAACGGCCTGCGCAGAAAAGGGCAATCACATGGATATCGCTGAACTCGGACTGGCAGTTCGCTCCGATGGGGTTGTGGTTGCCAAAGAGCGCCTCAAGGTTTTCGAGGATCAGGCTGGACGAACTGAAACTGCCACCCAAAAGCTGGCTCGAAGCTTCGATCGGCTGCTCAAGCTTGCCGGTGTCACGTACGTAGTGACGCAGTTTGGCCGAGCGATCGGGGACGCGGTTCGTCGGGTCGAGGACATGGAGCGCATGTCGCGGCAGGTCGACAAGGCCTTGGAAAACTCCGGCAATAGCGCTCGCACAAGTGCGAAGGAAATCGCAGCTTGGGCGGACATGCTTGAGCGCCGCACTGGTCGTGCCGCAGCAGAAGTGATGTCCGTCGCGGCCAACCTCGCGACTTACGGTTTCGGCAGGAAGGAGTTCTATCGGGCCCTTGAACTCGCCAACGACATGGCGGCCGCTTGGGGCGGCGACCTCAGGCAGAATGTCGAGGGCCTGGCACGCGCCTTGGATGACCCTATTCAAGGCATGGCGATGCTTTCCAAACGGGGTGTGAAGCTCACTCAGGATCAAAAGGAGCTTGCTCTGGCCTTCCTGCAGGCAAACGACAAGGCCGCCGCGCAGAACGTTGTGTTCCAAGCTCTCGAAGAACAGGTGAAGGGTGTCGCCGAAAAGGGGTATGGCGGACTGGCCAAAGCCTGGGGCAACGCTCGTAAGACATGGGACGACGCCCTTGAGGCCATGGTTCAAGGAACGGGAAAGTCCAAGGGGCTGCGCGATGCGCTCATGGATTTGGCGGAGGCCGTATCCTCGCCCGCGCTCGTGAGCGCCGTCGGCGGGTTCGCAACCCTCATCATCAAGGCTATCAGCGGAATTGCGCAGGTTGTCGCCGGTGCGATGAAAGCACTTCAGGATCTCTCGGACTTCCTGAACGCGCCCGGCGGTGCACTTACCGAGTTCAACTCCAAGACCGCGCCGCTGGAAAACAGGTCGCTGCAGATCATGCGGGAGCAGTTGGCGAGCAAGCAAGCAGCGATCGCGAAAGCCGAGGCGGACCGGGGTGGGGCGAAGGATATGCTCTGGTCGTTTTTCGGGTTGGGCAACGACAACGCCATCAAGAATATGCAGGCGGAAGTGGATGGCCTCAAAGTGGCAATCGCCGCCCGCGCTAACCCGGCGTCCTTTAATGTCGGCGCCAGCTTCAATGCACTTGGTGGGGCACAGACCCTTGAGGGCAAGGATGCGCTGATTGCGGCTATGAGCCCCGGCTCTCCTGCGGCGTTTGGTGACTTCGACGCCTACTCCGGCTTCAAATATTTCGACAAGAACGCGGAGAAGGCCGCTACCAAAGCACAGAAGGCTTACGACAAGATCATCCTGGGGTCGAAGCAGTTCATAGCTGAGCAGCAGCTTGAGGCCTCCGCACTCGGCATGACCGAGCAGGAAGCCAATCGTCTTCGCTACACCCAGGAGCTGCTGAACAAGGCGGCCAACGACAACATCAAGCTCACTCCGCAGATGCGCACTGAGCTTGAGGGATATGCGGCAGCAATGGCCGCAGCCGAGGAGCAGTCGCGCCGCGTCACCGAGATCTACAATCTCGGAAAGGACACGTTCAAAGGCTTCTTCTCCGACCTCAAGTCGGGGCTGAAGGAAGGGCAGGGCTTCTGGGAGAGCTTCGGCAACGCCGCAGCGAACGCGCTCGACAAGATCGCCGACAAGTTCCTCGACATGGCGCTCGATGGCATCTGGGACACGCTCTTTGGCGCCTTCTCTGGAAAGGGCGGCGGCTCGTCCGGTGGGGGCATCGGCGGCATTCTTGGAGGCCTGTTCGGCTGGCTCTTCCCGAATGCCAAGGGCGGCGTCTATGCCAGCAAGAGCCTGTCGGCCTATTCCGGTCAGGTGGTGAACACCCCCACGGTCTTCGCTTTCGCGCAGGGCGCCGGCCTTATGGGTGAGGCGGGCCCAGAGGCGATCATGCCGCTCAAGCGCACTGCCTCGGGTGCCCTCGGGGTGCAGGTTGCCGGCACGGCCAACCAGAATCAGGCGAACGATAATGGCGTCGTGGTGCAGGTCATCGATCAGCGGAGCAGCGGGACAATCAAGCGGGAGAAGGCGACCGGCCCGAACGGCGAGAAGATGGTTCGCCTCATCGTCCGCGATGAAGTCCAGCAAGCCCGCCGTCGTGGCGCGCCGGGGTTTTGAGCTATGCCCATCGACATGCCCGCTTACGCCTTTATCGAGATCGGCGTTGATCCCGATCTGGGTATCGACTTCGCCCGCACCGAGGGCGGGCTCGTGATCACATCGCGCAGCACCGACCCCTACTGGAGTGGGCCGATGACGACGCGACCACTATTCGCGGAGGGGCCACGCAACGAGCATGCGGACTTCCGCGCATTCCTCTCCAAATGCGTGGACAAGCACCTGCGCGTCGATTTCGTGCATCCTCGCCACCGGCTGCCGCGCGCCTACAGCGACGGCACCTGGCCCATGGTTGGCAATGCCGATCTGGTTTCGCTCACTGACCTACGAACCCTCGTGCTCAGCGGCCTGGTAGCCGGCATGACGCTCCAGAGCGGCGATCGGCTGTCCATCGTTCAGGGCGACATGGTCTGTCACCGCTGGATCGCCGAGGACGTGACCATAACGAGCGCAATCGCGCAGACCCTCGAGGTCACGCCGCGCTTGCCGATCGGGGTATTCGCTGCCGGCGCGACAGTGGTGCTCAAGGACCCGATGATGCGGTTCATGATCGTGCCCGGCAGTTGGGACGATAAGGAAGTACCCAACGCTGCCCCGATCACCTTCGAGGTGATGGAGGCGCTGCGGTGAAGATGTTCACCCCGGAATCGCAAGCCCGGTTCGAGGCAGGCGAGGTCGACGCAATCGACGCACTCACGCTCGTCTTCGACAGCGGTATCGTCAACATCGCAATGGGCATTCGCGGACAGTTCACCTGGGACGATCTCACGCTGGGCGAGCAGACCTTCTATGGCGGCGGCGCCCTGACTGCGCTCGATGTGCCCGAGAACGCACTGGGCCCTGAGAGCCGGGCCATCACCGCCCGCCTCTTCGAAACTTACATGGAAGAGGGCAGCGACATTCCGGTCAATGTCTTCGATGACGGCGTGCGAGCGACGATCGATCAGGAGCAATGGGAAGGGCGCACCGCGATCCTTTCCATCTTCTGGCTCTCCCAGACCGGCGAAGTCCTGGAGCGCGAACAGGTGGCGGTTCGACAGATGGACGCCATGCCCGTCGATTGGGACGAGGATGGAAACCCCGTGCGATCCCTTGTCCTCGAGGAGCCGGACGTTGCCCAGCGACAGATCGAGGGCAAGACCAGCAATGCCGAGTTCCAGGCGCTGATCGACCCGACCGACAAGGCTTTCGAGCATGTCGGTACCACCAAGAGCCAGAAGATCAATTTCGGCAAGCGCCCGGAAGAGACCATAGGTTGACCATGCCGACATTACCGACCTGGAAAACGCCGCTGGTGCGCCGGCAGGGCTGGGAAAACGCATTCGTCGAAACGGTGGAAGGCCACATGGCCCAGCCGTTCGCCTGGGGTGTTTCCGATTGCCTCATCGTCCCGGCCGACCTCTGCGCGTCCATGTGCGGTCGCAACCCGCTGCCGGCGCGCCTGCGCCGCTATCGCACGGAACGTGGCGCCATGAAGCTCATGCTCGCGCTCGGGTTCCACGATGTCGAGGAAGCCCTTTCCTCCACCCTCCCGCCGGTGCCGGCGCTGCTCGCCCGCCGCGGCGATTGCGGCGTCCTCGAGCAGATCGTCGACGGGAAACCCTGGCTCTCGACGCTCATCGTTCTCGGCGACGGCTCGGCCATCGGTAAGGGGCCGTCCGGGCCCATGCGCGTGCCAGTGCATCGCCTCAAGACAACCTTCGCGATCGGGAGCCGCTGATGCCTCAAATTGCCCCGATCATCGGGCAGGTCGCTCTAAACCTCGCGGTCGGCGTCGGGCTTTCCGTCCTGGCCTCGGCCATCGCGCCGCAGCAGCAGTCGACGCCCACCACTATCGCGACCTCCAAGGGGTTCTCGTTCGAACTACGGGTTGGTGAAGGCGTTCCGGTCTCGGCCATTGTCGGCCTGGGTCGCGCCGCCGGCCAGCTCGTCTATGCCAACGAGTACGGGACCGACAATGAATACCTGCAGCTGGTGATCAAGGTCGGTCACGGCTGGCACGATGGACTGGAGACCTTCCTCATCGACGAGAAGGCCATGACGCTGGTGGGTTCCAACAGCGATCCGCGCGGCCGGTCTGTGGCGCAGTT